GGGACAACCTGAACGGGTGGTTTGAGAATGGCAATTTAGACATCACGATCCGCCCGCACAAATCCAAACGCAGTATCGAGCAAAACCGACGCCTTTGGAGAATTTACGGCGAGTTATCGGATAAGGCATGGGTCAACGGCAGGCGATACAGCGCGGAAACGTGGCATGAGTATTGCAAAGGCGTGTTACTGGGCTTTGATATTAAAGCCATGCCCGACGGAATAGAAGTCAAAACGCCGATAAGCACGACAACGCTAAACACGGCGGAAATGACGGACTATCAAAACCGCTTGCAATCATGGGCGGCTGGGGAATTTGGAATAATTTGGGAGTTTTGATGTACAAGAACGTGGAACAAGTCTTACGAGATGTTTATAAAATTCAAGGCGTACGGATGGAGCCGCTGAACAACACGGCGTCCGTCTGTGCGTGGTGCGAAAGCAAGGGCGTGATGGGTGGCGGCGGAGAATTGACGCAAGCCGAGACGCACGCAAACGCCGCGATGATTATCAGCCGTATAGAGCGCGTGTTGAACCGCTACGAGTTAGCGGCGGTAGAATGTAAATACAGCAGCGACTTGAGCGGGATTATCGACCTGACGGCGTACATCGAAGAGCAAAACAACGGCGTGAATCTGTTACTGTGTGATGCGATATTGTCCAACCTGTTCACGGAGCAGCCGAAGAAAACCGCCATCATGGATAAATACGACGTGTCGAACGGTCATGTTTACCGGCAGTTCGAAAAAGTGGGAAAGATTTTGGCGGGGATTGAGACATCAGCTCATCTGAAACTCTATGACGAGTTTAAACAATGTGGCATAATTTCATAACCCACATTACTACACAAAAAAAGGATGAAAAATGAAGAATCTGATTCTTGCTGTTGTTGTCGCTGCTGGCTTGGCAGGTTGTGCCGGTACTAATTTTAATTGGGATAATGCCCGCCAAGTCAAAGAGGGCATGAGCGAGCAGCAAGTATTATCACTGCTTGGTAAGCCAAACATGACGACATCCACACCAAACGGCTTGATTTATGTATGGTCGTTCGCAAATGGATTCACTGGTTCAGCGCGTTCCGTTTCCGTGATTATGAAAGATGGTGTTGTGGTTTCCGCCCCATCTATCCCCGATAGCTATTAAACGCTTGACATAGCGGAGGAAAATGTTAGAATTATGGTATAGTTTGGAAATAGCTATATAAACCGCCTTTATTGGGCGGTTTTTGCGTTTCAGGCCGTCTGGATTTGAGCTTCTCCCCGTATGGGTAGCGGCGTTTGAATTTTCAGGCTGTCTGATTGCCTTGAGATTTTGGATTGGGGGGTTCTCTGGTCGGTCTTAAGTATCTGTGAGCCTTTGCCGTTACGGGTAAAGGCTGTAAGGGCGGTTCAACCGCTAAGGAAGATGACGCGGACGCTTCCAAATAAACAGGGGGTCGCGCCCCACTCTCCTTTGTTGACACTCTGTAAAAAACGCGGAGCAAGTGAAACAGCGTTTGCCCGACCTAATGGTCGCCTGCCATGACAGGCTGTAAAGCGGTTCTTGCACATAGCCCCTGCCGTGTTATCGGTATGGGGCTATCCCTTTTATGTTGCTGTGTTTACACTCCTTGCCGTCTAAATTCTGATTAGGGTCGGAATTAGGCGGCTTTCTTTTTTGTGAGGTTCGATATGAGCGAGAAGCAAAAACGCCCTATCGGGCGTCCGACGAAATACAAACCTGAGTATTCCGCACAAGCGCAAAAGTTGTGTTTATTAGGCGCGACAGATGCCGAAATGGCTGATTTTTTTGATGTGGACGAAGCTACAATCAACCGCTGGAAACATGATTTCCCAGAGTTTTGCGAGTCCGTAAAAAAGGGGAAGATGTTGGCGGATGCAAATGTCGCTGACCGACTGTATCAGCGTGCAATGGGCTATGAAGCCCCTGACGTAGATATACGGGTAGTTGGCGGAGAAATTGTCCAAACCCCGCTGACGAAATACTACCCGCCCGATACCCCTGCCGCGATTTTTTGGCTGAAGAATCGCCAACGCGGGAAGTGGAGCGACAAATCGGAACTTGACGTCAAATCGAGTGATGGCAGCATGACGCCGACGGTACGCTTAGATGCGGAAGAGTATCGCAAGATAGCTGAGGACGTTTTGCGGAATATTTAGCACAAAATGCTAATCTAGCAAGCAGTTATAATGCCATTTTTGATTAATCTCCCAATGGAATTTGAAATAAAATGGCATTACGGCAATTTGATGAAAAAGAAATATCGGTCATTCGTGATTTTTGCTGGCGCGATTTGTACACATTCACGCGCTGGATGTTTCGAGAGCGGCGCGGGTATCAATGGACGCAGGCGAAGCATCATGAGTTGATATGCAATGCATTGATGCGTGTTTTCAACGGCGAAACAAAGCGTCTGATTATCAACATTCCGCCACGCTACTCAAAAACGGAAATCGCGGTTGTGAACTTTATCGCGTGGGCGATAGGGCGTGCACCGGACAGCGAGTTTATCCATGCGAGCTATTCATCAACGCTGGCGGTCAATAACTCCGTGCAGATTCGTAATCTTGTCCAGCATGAAGAATACCGGGCAATATTCCCCGGTGTGGAACTTGCAAGCGAAAGCAGCCATCACTGGAAGACGACCGCCGGCGGCGTGATGTATGCAACAGGTACGGGCGGTACGATTACAGGTTTCGGCGCGGGCAAGCATCGGGACGGTTTCGGAGGCGCACTAATCCTAGACGACCTGCATAAGGCTGACGAAGCGCGAAGCGAGGTCAGGCGGCAAAACGTTATCGACTGGTTTCAAAATACACTGGAATCCCGTAAAAACAGCCCTGAAACGCCCATTGTCGTGATTATGCAAAGGCTGCATGAGAAAGACATCGCGGGTTGGCTGCTTGACGGCGGCAACGGCGAAGAGTGGGAGCATTTGTGCCTATCTGCTATACAAGACGATGGCACGGCATTATGGCCTGAAAAGCACGACATCGAAACGCTGCGCCGAATGGAGCAAGCCGCGCCGTATGTGTTTGCCGGGCAGTATCTGCAACGCCCCGCCCCGCCCGATGGTGGTACGTTCAAACCTGACAACCTGCAATTCGTGAAAGCCCTGCCCGCCGGGAATATCCGATGGGTGCGCGGATGGGACTTGGCGTCCACTGCGAACAACGGCGACTACACGGCAGGCGGCAGGCTTGGCGTAACAGAAGACGGGCGGTACATCATCGCAAACGTTGTGCGCGGTCAGTATGGCGCAGACGAGCGGGACAGGATTTTGAAAAACACGGCGCAAAAAGACGGCGTGAAAACGAAAATATCTATCCCTCAAGACCCCGGTCAGGCAGGTAAATCTCAAACCTTGTATCTAACCCGTCAGTTGGCGGGTTTTTCTGTATCTGCCAGCCCTGAATCGGGCGACAAGGTTACACGCGCCGAACCGTTCGCCGCGCAGGTCAACATCGGTAATGTGATGGTACTGGATGATGGCACATGGGATACGGACGCGCTTATCGCCGAAATGCGGATGTTCCCAAACGGGCAGCATGACGACCAAATCGACTGCTTGAGCCGTGCATTTAGCGAGCTACTGGACACCCGAACGGGCATGATTGATTACCTGCGTTCGCAGGTCGAGGCAAACAAATGAGTAAAAAGACACCATTATCACAGGGCTTTATTGCCCGCGTTGCCGCCGGTGTCCGTTACGCCATTACCGGCAACGCGGACGGATGGTTTGACGCTGGCGAGCCTTTAGCCCCTGTTGCACAGCAGGCAGAGGGTCGGCGGTTCGATTATGAGCCGTTTTACAACGTAGGGCATTCCAAGCCGCGCGAACGGGAAGCAATAGGCTTTGCACAATTACGCGCCCTTGCTGACAGCTACGATGTGTTGCGCTTGGTGATTGAGAAGCGCAAAGACCAAATGGAAGGCTTGGAGTGGACGATTCAAAAGCGTGACGTTGAATCAACCAAGGCCAACGAATCGCAGCGTAAAGACCGCAAGGTCGATGAAGCCATTGCGTTCTTCCAGTCGCCTGACAAAGAGCATACTTGGGCGGATTGGTTGCGTATCTTGTTGGAAGACCTGTTCGTCATTGACGCGCCGTGTATCTACCCGCGTAAAACACTGGGCGGCGACTTGTACGCCCTTGAAGTGATAGATGGGGCGACGATTAAGCGCGTGCTTGATAACACGGGGCGCCTACCCTTACCGCCCGAAACGGCGTATCAGCAAATCTTGCACGGCATGGCGGCGGTTGATTACACGGCTGACGAGTTGGTTTACCGTTCACGCAACAATCGAAGCTACAAGGTTTACGGTTATTCGCCGGTCGAGCAAATCATCATGACCGTGAACATCGCCTTAAAACGGCAGATTCACGCGCTGGAATACTACACGGCAGGCAGTGTCCCTGACGCGCTTGTCGGCGTGCCTGAAGCGTGGTCGGCTGACGAAATTCGGCGATTCCAAGAGTATTGGGATTTACTGCTATCAGGCG